CGCGTTTACCCTGGGATAACACCCAGGCGCCAGAAGGCTGGAGCAAGGAAGCATTTAAAGACTTCAACAACGGCGAGCCGAATGTTGTCTTTATGGCCTTGGACCAGTCGTACTACGGTTGGCACAAAATCAGCGACGGCAAGAAGTCCAAGACCTATGACGACGCTGTTGCAGATCAAAACCGCGCTGTAAAGCGCAACAAAAAAAGGAGAGAAGATAATGGAAAACCCGCAGTCTTTGCCCAATCAGGAACCGGAGCAGGCGGCGTTCAACGCCTACGAGCAAGCGATCTCGATGTTACCCAGCGATACGGGACAGCCAGGGATGGAGCAACTTCAGTCCTTGGTATCCACTATTCAAAAGAACCTCGAAGCAGTCTTACCGGATTCGCCTACGACACAGGCTTAAAAGGCGCTGAAGCTGGCCGCTTGGCAGGTGGAGATCCTCGCCTGGCCAACCGAGTTCACTTCTATGTCGACACCGGCAATGGCATCAGGCCAGAGGCTGGCGTTGGCGGTAATGTCCACGCCATTTACTTGGACAACCTTTACGACGCGTCGGCTGACCCGCTGGGCATCCGTGCCCAAGCATCAACCGGTGGCCGTGACGACGCAGGTAAATGGTTCAACGATGTAGAGGCCGCAATCATTGATGCCGGGTTCGATGGCGTCTACATCCCAGGCGCTGGCGGTGACCAGGGCGTTGCTGTGCTTTTGGGGCCAACACACACCAAGGTGCCAGTCGAACAGCATGGCATGCACTCAATGCCATCACAGGGCGCCTATACGACGCCTGCAAGCACCAAACGCAAGTACGCGATGCTCACCCCTGAGATCCGTAAATTCGAGGCCCAGGAGGCTCAAATCAAGGCGGCGGCACCATCCGCTGACCTGCGCTCTGGCACGCTGACTTTTGACGATGCCGATGCTGAAGCTATAGCCAAGTTTTTCCCGCCAGCGGCGCAGGCTCAAATATTCCGTCAACCAGAACGCGGTGGGTTCGATCCGAAACGATTGACCACAATCCTCAACGAGAAGGCGGATATGTCCACCTTCCTGCATGAGACTGCCCACTTCTTCCTGACGGTTTACGCTGACATGGCCGCACGGCCAGACGCGACCGCGCAAAACAAAGAAGACATGCAGACCATTCTTGATTGGTTTGGCATCAAAGACCTGGCCACCTGGAACGCGCTGTCTCTTGATGAGCAACGCAAGTACCACGAGTCATGGGCATACAACTACGAAATCTATTTGTTTGAAGGCAAAGCACCAAGCCTGCAAATGCAATCGATGTTTGAGCGATTTAGCGCCTGGTTGCGCCGCGTCTACAAATCGATTCGCGACGAACTCAATCAGATCTATCGCCAAGAAAACGGCGAAGACCTGCCAATCCTGACCGGCGAAGTCCGCCAGGTTATGGACCGGATGCTGGCCAGCGAAGAGCAGATCAAGCAGTCCGAAGCAGTCAACAGCATGGTGCCGATGTACCAGAGCCAAGAAGAGTCCGGCATGCCTAACGAAGAGTGGGCCGCTTACCAGGCAATGATGGCTGAAGCTACAGAGGCATCAATTACGGAGTTGACACAGGCAAGCCTGCGCCAATTGAAGTGGCTGGGCAATGCTCGTTCTCGCGTACTCAAAGAGATGCAGGCAAAGACTGCCGACACCCGCAAGGGCGTGCGCGAAGAAGTGGCCGCAGAGGTTCAAGAGGACCGCGTCTACCTGGCCATGGAATTCTTGAAGCGCGGCATCACCAAAGATGAAAACGGCCAAGACATACAAGCGCTGACTGGCCACAAACTCAAAATCGCCGATGTCAAAGCGCTGTACCCAGAAAGCAAAGAGTCGCTGACACCTGCGCCTGACCTGACCAAACTTGGTTATGGCAAGTACGGCATGCTGGCTGAAGACGGTTTGCCGCCTGACCTGGTGGCATCGATGTTTGGCTTTGATTCTGGCGACCAGTTGGTCCGCTCATTGCTCGAGGCCAAGCCAATCAAAGAAGAGATTGATGGCCGCACTGATGAACGCATGATGGCTGAATTCTCTGACTTAATGGACCCTGCCAGCATTGAGTTGGAAATCCAAAAGGCATTGCACAACGAAGCACGCGCCCGCTTTGTGGCCGTCGAGTTGCGCTACCTGGCCAAGGCAACACAGCCTGCACGCTTGATGATTCAAGCCGCAAAGACTGCGGCCAAATCAATCATTGGCAACAAGGTAATCAGCGAGATCCGTCCGCGTGACTACACGCTGGCAGAAGCCCGCGCATCGAAAGAAAGCATCAAGGCATCAAAGGCTGGCAAAACTACTGAAGCCGCAAAGGCCAAACAGAATCAATTGCTGAACAATCAGTTGTCGCTCGAGGCAGTCAACGCACGCAAGGAAATTGACAAGGCTATTGATAGCTTTGCCAAGATCTTTAAGGCCGATGCGAAGATGGCCAAGAACCGCAACATTGACCTGGTCAACGCCGCACGCTACATCCTTGGCCACTACGGCCTTGGCCCGCGTGATGTCGACCCAGCAAAGTTTGTGGAGCAACTCAAGTCCTACAACCCAGACCTGTACGCAGACATCGAGCCGATCTTGCTTGAGTCAACTGGTGGCCCGCGCAACTACAAAAAACTCACGCTCAACGAATTCCGTCAGATGAAGGAAATTGTCGATGCGCTGTGGTACCAGTCCAAGCGTGAAAACGAAGTGATGATTGAGGGCAAAGCAGTTGCTCTTGATTCGATCATTGCCGAACTGAATGCGCGACTTGACGAGATCGGTGTGCCTGAAGAGGTTGCCGGTGAACGCATGGCGCCTGGTCCAAAAGAAAAAGCCATCCGCGCTTTGTACAACGCCAAGGCATTGACCCGCAAGGTCGAGCACTGGGCTGACGCAACAGACGGCCCTGGTGGCCCTGGTCCATTCACCAATTACATCTGGCGCCCACTGCGTGCGGCTCTTGACCAGTACCGCGTCGATCGCAACCGCTATGTCAAAGACTATGTGGACATGATCGGCAAGCTGGACCTGCCAGTGCAAAAGATCACTGCACCTGAACTGAACTACACATTCGGCAATGAGAACGGTGGCATCGGTAAAGCAGAGGTGCTTGGTGCATTGATGCACATTGGCAACGACAGCAACATGAAGAAATTAATTGCTGGCCGTGGCTGGGGGCAGATCAATGAAGACGGCTCTGTCGACACGACGCGCTGGAATAGTTTTATGAACCGCATGATCGACGAAGGCGTGCTGACCAAAGCAGACTTCGACTTTGTGCAAGCTGTATGGGATCTAAATGAAGAACTCAAGCCTATGGCGCAAGAGGCGCATCGCGAGATTTTCGGCTACTATTTTAAGGAAGTCGAATCGCGACCTGTGGTTACACCGTTTGGCACATACCGTGGTGGCTATGTTCCGGCGAAGACTGACCCGTTCATAGTTCGCGACGCACAGCGTCAAATGAAGATGGAGGAACTCGAGTCCGACTTCCGGAACTCGATGCCAAGCACTGGCGCCGGGTTTACGAAGTCTCGCGTCGAATACAACAAGCCTCTATCTTTGGACATCCGCGTGATGGCCAAGCACATCGATGATGTGATTCGCTTTGCACGCGTACAGCCTACGATCCGCGACACACTCAAGATCATTCGCAAGCGTGACTTTGCAGACACGATCACCCGAATCGATCCGACTGTGATCGAGGACATGATCTTGCCATGGCTCAATCGATCTGCTCGCCAGATCACGAGCGAGGTCGGCATGAACCGAAGCGTCGACAACTTCTGGCGTGCTGTTCGCACTCGCACTGGTATCGGCATCATGTTTGCCAACATCACCAACGCATTGCAACAGGTGACTGGTTTCTTCCCTGCATTGCTCAAGGTTGAAGGCAAGTACATGAAGACGGCCCTGGTCGACTACATGAAGAGTCCAACAGCGCAAGCTGAGTTTGTTGCTGAGTTGTCGCCGTTCATGGCTGACCGCATGAGCAATCAGATGATCGAAGTGCAGGACATGATGAATGACCTGCTGATCAACCCAACGAAGTTTGACAAGATCCAGAAGTGGTCCAACAAGCATGGCTACTTTTTGCAACAGGCTTTCCAAAACTTTGTGGACATCGTGACCTGGGTTGGCGCGTACAACCAAACCGTCACAGATCTTGGCGCCAATGTTGATGAAAAGTCAGCAAGCAATGAGGCAATCAAGCGAGCAGACGCCGCAGTGCGTATGACGCAATCTAGCTTGTTGCCTGAAGACTTGTCTGCCTTTGAAGTCGGATCGCCGTTCTACAAGACGCTGATTCAGTTCTATGGCTACTTCAACATGATGGCCAACCTGAACGCCAACGAGTACATCAAGATCTTCCGTGACCTTGGATGGCGTGGCCACAAGGGCAAGCTGTTCATGACCTACCTGCTCGGCTTTGGCTTGCCAATGCTGGCCGCTGACGCCATCGTGCGCAGTCTGGGTGGCGGCTGGGACGACGATGATGACGACGGCTACCTCGATGTCTTCATGAGTTGGTTCCTTGGGTCACAATTGCGTGGTGCTGTTGCCCTGGTGCCGTTTGGCTCTGCGGCAATCGTGCCATTCAACGCCTTCAACAACAAGCCATACGATGACCGCATGACCACCAGCCCGTCTGTATCGACGCTGGAAGGTGCGACCATCGGTGTAGTAAAAGCCGGTATCAACATTGCAGATCCTGACAAGGATGTGACGGGCAAGAATGTCCGAGACATCCTGACATTGATCAGCCTTGTGACCGGCATCCCCGTTACCGTGCTCGGCAGACCTATTGGTTATGCCATTGAAGTCGAGCGCGGGAAGATTGAACCAACCTCTTCTGCCGACTACATTCGCGGCCTTGCCACTGGCAAAGCAAGTGAATCGTCGAGACAGTAAGGTACCCGTATCCACAACCAGAATGCTTAGTCTCTTCACAATTGTCCAGGAGTTCCGCCCATGACCATCAGTTCAAATAGCCGGAAAGCCGGTCCGTTCATTGGTAACGGGACAGCCGCGACTTTCCCCTTTACATTCAAGGTCTTTCAGGCTTCTGACCTGGAAGTCGTAAGACTCACCGTCGCTACCAATGTGGAGACGGTGCTTGTGCTCGGCACCAATTACACCGCATCGGTCAATGAAGACCAGAATTCAAGCCCTGGCGGCACGATCACGCTGTCTGCTGGCGCCCTGGCGGCTGGCTTTAACCTGGTCATCACCTCGGACATTGAAAACCTTCAGCCGACCGACCTGACCAACCAGGGTGGCTTTTACCCTGAAGTGATCACCGACGCGCTGGACCGTGCAACGATTCAGATTCAACAGCTTCAAACCTCTGTCAACCGTGCGGCCCTGTTGCCAATTACGAGCGACGCAGATGCCGCGTCCTTGGTGGCCGACATTGTCCGCCTGGCTGACAGCGCAGACAACATTGACACCGTTGCAAACAGCATTGCCAATGTAAATGAAGTAGGCGACGACATTACCAATGTCAACATCGTTGCAACCAATATCAGCAATGTGAACACCGTTGCCGGTGTGTCCGCAAATGTGACCACTGTGGCCACTGACATTGCGGCGGTCAACACCGTAGCGTCTGACTTGAATGAGCCGGTGTCTGAGATTGAAACTGTTGCAACCAACATCACGAATGTAAACACTGTCGGTACTAACATTGCCAGCGTCAACACTGTGGCCGGTATCCAGGCCAATGTGACGACCGTGGCTGGCATCTCTGCCAATGTGACAACCGTGGCCACCAACAGCGCCGCAGTGACTACTGTGGCAACTGACATCTCCGCAGTGACTACCGTGGCCAACGACCTCAATGAGCCTGTCTCTGAGATCGAAACAGTTGCCACGAATATTGCCAATGTCAACACAGTTGGCACAAACATCGCAAGCGTCAACACGACTGCCGCAAACAACACGAACATTACGACTGTTGCAACCAACATTGCTGATGTCGGCACGGTAGCAACCAACATTGCGAATGTGAACTCGGTCGCAAGCAACTCGACCAACATTAACGCAGTGGCTGGAAACAGCACAAACATCAACGCTGTCGCGACGAACTCAACAAACATCAATACTGCCGCGACAAACATCGCCGCCATCACGACTGTTGCCAATGACTTGAACGAGCCAACCAGCGAGATCGATGTCGTTGCAAACAACATTGCAAGCGTCAATACCGTCGGCACCAACATTGCTGATGTATCGACCGTTGCAGGCGTTGCAGGCAATGTGAACACTGTCGCAGGGATTGCGGCCAATGTGACTACGGTTGCAGGTATCAGCGCGAATGTCACGACTGTTGCTGGCATCTCGACCTCTGTGTCTGATGTTGCCGCGATTGATACCGATGTGACGGCTGTTGCCGCAATTGATTCTGATGTCACTGCGGTGGCCGGTGTTGCATCTGACATCCCAACTGTTGCGACCAATGTGTCCAACATCAACGACTACGCCAACACCTACCAGGGCGCCAAAGCAACTGCACCTACGCTACGCAATAACGGCGGCGCACTGCTTGAAGGTGACATGTACTTCAACACGACGAGCGACACAATGTTTGTGTACGGCTCTGGTGGTTGGGTGCCTGCTGGCTCGAGCGTTAACGGCACAAGTCAACGCTACAAATATGTGGCCACCTCTGGCCAGACTTCATTCTCTGGCACTGATGCCAGCGGCAACACGCTGACCTATGACGCAGGCTTCATCGATGTGTACTTGAACGGCGTTCACCTGGACCCTACAGACTACACAGCAACAACCGGCACAAGCATTGTGCTTGGCTCTGGCACGGCGCTTAACGATGAACTTTATATTGTTGCGTTTGGCACATTCAATGTGGCGTCGTTCAACGGCTCTGGCCTTGACGACAACACAGTTAACATCAGCAAATTAAATGCGACTGGCACGCGCAGTGCATCTACATTCTTGGCTGGTGACAACACCTTTAAGACTGTGGCTGTAACGCCAACTGCTGTAAGTGACCAGGCAAACTCAAGCACTGGCTACTTTGCTTTGCCATCAGGCACAACTGCACAAAGGCCTGCTTCTCCAGTTAACGGAATGGTTCGCTACAACACCTCAAATAGTGAATATGAAGTTTATCAAGCTGGAAATTGGAAAGCGATGACAACGCAATCAGCCGGTTTATATTCTGTTGAGTACCTACTTGTTGCTGGCGGCGGAAGTGGCGGTGGGTATGTCAGCGGAGGTGGTGGCGCTGGCGGTCTTTTGTCTGGTACTTCTGTAGTCACAGCTTTAACCGCGTATGGAATTACAGTTGGCGCTGGAGCCGCTAGATCAACCTTAGGCAATTTAGGCGCGTCAGGAAACAATTCTGTATTTAATTCATTAACTGCAATAGGTGGTGGCGCTGGAGCAATTGGCGGTGGAGGGGTTGGCGTTGCAACTTCAGGCGGTTCTGGTGGAGGAGGTGGCTCGTCAGTTAATACACCAACAGGGGGATCTGGAACTGCTGGACAAGGTTTTGCTGGCGGCAACAGTGGATTTTCGTCAGGAAATTATCCTTCAGCAGGAGGAGGTGGCGCTGGCGCTGTTGGACAAAGTCCTGCTGGAGCAGGTTCTGCTGGTGGCAATGGTGGTGTCGGCGTAAATTGGCAATCGCTTGGCACTTTCTACGCGGGAGGTGGCGGTGCAGGAGCATCATCTTCCGGCGGTACAGGTGGCTCTGGCGGCGGTGGAAACGGCGGTGAATTCAATGCAAGCACACCGGGTACTGATGGCGGCGCAAACACTGGTGGTGGTGGTGGAGGCAACGGTAATGGCACTTATGGTGGAGCAGGAGGTTCTGGCATTTCCATCATTCGCTATCTCGGCGCACAGCGCGGCACCGGCGGAACAGTGACAAGCGCAGGCGGTTACACCTACCACACCTTCACTTCGTCCGGCACCTACACAGCATAAGGAATCGATATGAGCAAAGCACGAAATTTATCGCAGGTGATTGTCGACTTAGGTGGTGACATCAACGCATCATCGCTCGACAATGTGACGCCTGCATCTATCAGCGACAAAACCAACACAAGCACGGGATCGTTTGATATTCCTGCTGGAACTACAGGAGAGCGGCCTGGAACTCCTGCAAATGGAATGATCCGATTTAATTCTACTGACAACAATTTTGAATATTACGACGGGACAAAATGGAGGCAACCTGCTGATGCTCCATACACAGTGGAATATTTGCTTGTTGCTGGAGGAGGATCTGGAGCAAGATCACCCAATGTCGGCGGAGGTGGTGGTGGCGCTGGAGGCGCAGTTGATTCAAGCCTAATAGTTTCACCTAACACGGCATATTCTATTGTTATTGGCGGTGGAGGAACTGCTTATTCTGCAAGCGATGGCGGTGGAAATAATGGATCAAATACAACCGCTTTTAGTACCACTTGCATTGGAGGTGGAACTGGTAGTTATTACCAGGTAAGCCCTGGTTATGTTTCAGCAACTTCAGGAGGTTCTGGAGGCGGTGCCGGTTGGTCAACATTAACCGGTGCTTCTGGAACTTCCGGTCAAGGAAATGCCGGAGGAAGTTTAACTTTTAGCGGAGGGCAAGTTAATTTGCCAGCCGGAGGTGGTGGTGGAAAATCTGCTGTTGGTGTAACTATTGATGG